CAACTCATTCGGAATATAACCATGCCGGAAACTAAGCCGGCATTCGAAGTAGAACCCGGGACTGAGTGGAAGTTTGGTGAAGAGAAATGCACAGAATGCCACAAGAAGGATTACTGTGGCTATGTCAAGAAAGATGTAGATGGTAAGTGGAAATCTTACTGTTGGTCCTGTATTAAGGAGCCGCTCACGCTGGCCGAACTCCGAGTAGCTAAGAGGAAAGATGACGACGTATCTAACAGTGCAGTTCAGCCCAATAGAGCTGAACTGGTTGCAGTGGATGCTCCAACAATTGAACGAAGAGAAGTGGGCGAACATGGGAGACAGCAGCCATCCTCAGGGAGGGCAGCAGGAGCACGGGTGGTTCCAAGACTTCCTAAACAAGGTAAGAGCGTGCATAGGGAACCCAAACGGAAGCGTGATATTCACGGACGACGGCCAGTTAAACTTCATAAAGAAGCTGCTGGTTGATTACAAGAATAGCACCGCGGGTGGATACATATTCACCGGCGTGTGGGGAGACAACGTCCGGATAGGACAGTTCCCTTCCTTGCAGGGCTCCGCCAACTCCAGTATGAGAGGAGAGGGTAGCTTCCCCGAGGAAGCGTTCCTTCCAGGTGGCAATATATTCAATGGCATCCTGCGCAAGTTGGGCGACGTTATCTACCCTCCATTAGATTCAACTTACCATAGCGCGGGAGGATAAATGGACTCTCGTAAGATTCTTCACGTTGCTCTTAGATTACGAAGAGTCACTAGCAGTGTCTGGATATTTTGTTGGAGCAAGCGAGTCCCGCGTGATTGCAAGCAGAAGGCTATTGATTGCCATCACCGTTGGTTTGAGACCAATCGTGCCTATAAGTAGAGTACCGTAATGGCTCAGAACTTCTTTACTATCAGACGTTTATCGTGTAGTCTCTGGGTCTTTCGTTGGCATGCTATGATGCCTGAAATTCATTGGAATCAAATGAATGTACGATGTGATTGGTACGATCTGCGAGGGAGTGTCTAATGGATAATCGTCAGATATCCAAGGACCATCGTACTCTATTCTTTCCGTCCATCAAGCTTAGGCGATTCTTTAGCACTGTGTGGATCTTCTGGTGGGGTAGGGTTGATCATCCGAAGTACACCGACATTGTTGAAGAGCATAAAGAGATTTGGAGGAGGCATTCCGCCAATGGAACCATATGAATCAGTAACCTTCCTGCCTCAGGAAGCGCAGTTTGTAGCCAATACTATGTTCGCTTGGTCTCAGAACCGTGCGGTCGGGGGCGAGACTGATCAGGGAGCAGTGGTTCCTATTACCAAGAGCGAGAGACAGAAAGCTCTTGACATCGTGAAGAAAGTGAATACGCAGATACAGAATGCCAATTCTGGTCCTATCTCTTTCACGCAGGCCGAGGCCCAGATGATGATTTATCTCTACACTAAATATCTACAAGGACATGGTCGCCCGCAGGGGGACTTATATCCTACTTATTGGATAACCTTTGATACAAGTGCCCAGGCCTTAATTATTAATGTCCTGGGGAAACTGGGATGTAATACAGGTATTTATCCATCTAATCGCTGGCCATTTGGTGGTGCTAAACCTTCTTACAACGATTAACTCTATGTTTGTATACAAAATAACCAATGAGAAAAATGGCAAGATCTACATAGGCCAGCATACTGGCCCGGATCTTGAATACTATTTCAAGGAAACTTTGAAATCCGCTCTTCGTGGTAGTCAAGACAAACCACGATTATATAATGCGATACGAAAGAGTGGAGCAGATAGTTTCAAGATCATACCTTTGGTTATCGTTGGAACAATTGATGAGACAAATTATTATGAGACGGAGCTCATAGAAAGATTTGACTCTACCAATCCCAAAATTGGTTACAACATAGCCTATGGTGGGGACAATCATTTGCATTCTCCTGAAATAGTAGAGAAGATTAGGAAGGCTCTAACAGGTAGAAAAAAGTCACCAGAGCATTGCATCAAAATTGGACTAGCCCACAAGGGAAAGAAGAACCTAAAGGTAGGACTAGCAAATGCGAACCGTATTCATTCCAAGCAGAGCAACGAATTACGAAGAAAGAAAATGGTTGGTAGGGTAGTCTCTAACGAGACACGGAGTAGAATGAGTAAGGCTCGGAAAGAATATTGGAGGAGAAAGCATGGATCTTCTATTTACACCATGGGAGCTGCAATATCTCCAACAAACAATCAACCGCTGGTATGACTATAAGGGCGTCGGCCCCTTTTCGAATGAGGAAAGGGCGCTCGTCGCGTCGATTAAAACGAAAGTGCAGGTGGTTGACGGCACTGAAGTATCTCTCACACCCAAGGAGAACAACTTTTTACAGAGCCTTTTATATATGGGTAGGCAGGACTATGGACGGGGTTCCGGTGGTTCGATATTCGAAACCGGAGTTCGCGGCCAGGTTCAACAGAGAACAGTCCAGTTGAACTCAGATATACTAGCCAAGCTGCGGGGAGCTTTGCCCATTCTTATCAACCCAGGTGAGACGGAAGCACTGGAGAGCTAATGTTCTGGTGGTATGGAGCAGCTCAAAACATAAGTGGATCTGTATGTGTCTGGCGATGGTTTGATAAGATGATAATAACAAGGAATGAAAGCTTTGTTATCATTCATCCACGCCGGTACAGAAAGTATTGGAGTGTGAGTTCCTTCTAATGTTCAGGCGACTTTGGAAAAGGCATAGATACGTAGCCTTGCATCCCGATCTCTCTTGCTATTGTCGTAACGCTCTTCCCTATGATACTCGTGTGCTGTTTGGCGTAGATTACCACGCGGCGAGTATTTATAGTAAGAAGTACGTGATCTAATGAAATGGTGGGTAAGATTCACTGGTTCATCTGAGTGGGAATATTATTTCCCTCGCGGCAAGTTTGAACATCATATTAGACTTCTGCCCAAGTATAAAGTAGTGCCTCGTCGTTATACAGGTGGCGAATTATCCGTCTGGAATTCGCGGGAAGGCCCTTCATGATGATTAGATGGTGGGTTCGCGACCGTGTTGATGCAGATATTGCTACCAGTCGCATCTGTTGCTTTATAGGTTCTTCCAGTTTATGGCCTGCAAGGCTTTTCCAGTCAGGTGGCTGGTGCAATTGGAGGAATGCGCGTCACTACCGATATAGACGGTCTGATAAGGCCATAGTTCCGGATAGATATCAATGATGGCTCGCTGGTGGATACATGTTGAAGCATGGGACGAACCTAAGTGCGCTAATAGAGCTGTATGTGCTATTGGATCAGCCAGTCTTTGGTTCGATCAGAAATACGTTAACAGCTGGTGGCGTTGGCAAAGCCTACGACACTACCATTATGATTTTAGAACGCGATGTACTGCGAGGGATTGACATGATGATTAGATGGTGGATCCATCTCAAAATTGGCGAGCCTTGCGCGCGGCGACGAGTGATCGCAATAGGTTCTTCCAGATTATGGTTTGATGTAGACAATCATGACTGGCTTTATTGGCAGAACATCAAGCACTATAATCTTTCTCCCAGTTTTCCTCGCCTGCCAGGTGAGCGCCGTGTGTATTGTTTCAAAGCCATCCCTCCAGGAGCAGAGTTTTGGCCATGAAATGGTGGATGCGCTGGTGCTGGGTAACTATGTATGGCCATGAGAAAAGTCACATTAGAATAGAGCGTCGTTTTCTTCGTCATTGTAACTGGAGTAATCTATGAGATGGTGGTGCTTGCTGTTGTATCATGCAGGGAAGAGCTCTCGTTTCTTAGCCATATATCCAACACATTGGAGACGCGTCATGTATGGGAAGTGGTTTGGCGCGGATGATGTATTAGGTAGACTAAGGATAGCAAGGACAACATGCTATGTTAAATGAAACGATAGGAGACATCTGGTCTTATGCTGAAACACATAGGATTGTCATTCCCACGAACATTCTTGGAGTTATGGGTGCGGGGCTTGCTTTACAGGCTAAGCAGCGCTACCCGGGTGTTCAGACCGCGTATCAGTCGTGGCTGGCTGCCCAACGGGCTACAGATAATCCGTATACGCCCTGGTGTAGTAAGTCGTTTCCCGATCTCATACTAGCGCCAACGAAGCGGCACTGGAAAGACAAAAGCAGGTTGAAAGATGTGGCTGACGTACTTGAGAAACTATCCAAGATCGAGGGTGGTCCATTTGCCCTCCCGGAGATGGGCTGTGGTCTTGGGGGACTGTCCTGGGCACAAGTGCACCCCTTTTGTCAGGTATTTGTGGGTGTCAAAGCGGAGTGAGTAGTAGTGCACCCTTATGTGAAGCATGGCTACTAACTCAGTATATACATTCTGGAAACGTCTGAACATTCATAGGAAACATCCTACTAAACTTTGGAAGGTAGGGCTTTGG